AAATACTATCAAGACCATGGTGGCAAAAAAAATCTTAGAGATTATTTAAGACAAGCAGGAAAAAGAGGAGATCAGTTCAGAGGTGCAAAAGGAGGCATAGTTGGCTTACGTATATGATTACATAAATAATACGTTAATTGATGACGAAGACAAAAGTCTTGGTAATAAGTTTCAGTTAAATGATGAAAGATTAAATCAAAACATGGGAACAAACATCATGACTCTTAATCCTTTGTTTCCAGAAAAAGATCCTACAGACTTTGGTAGTTTCAAACCATTAGATGTGCCTTTGGCTTTACCAGTGGGAGCAACTCTTGGTGGCATGAGATTAAAAGATATATTTTTTAGTAAAGACCAAGATGACAAAAAAGATCTTAAACAATCTGATGATAAAAATATTTTAAAAAGACCAGACCCTCTTGATCCAAAAAATTTAGAAGACTTAGCAAATAGTATAGAAATAGCAGAGGCGATTGAAAGACTTAAGAAAAAAGAAATGGATCCTACTAAAAGGGATAAGAGAACTAAATTAGCACGTGATTTAGATTTATCTGTAACTCGGAGTGGTATGCTTGAAATTAGAAAAGGAGATTATCTTAATAAAAGATTAGAGACATTAAAAGATAAAGGTGTAAACTTTGATGGTTATTTTAGTATACCAGAAACTGCTAATTTATTGGGTTCAAAATCAAGCTCAGCCATACAAAGTTACATAAACGATAATAACATACCAACAATTAAAAAAGGTTTATACAGACTTGTTAAGTTTAATGATTTCTTAAATGTGTATCAAGGAACTAAAGAACGTGTAGATCTTGCCCCACCACCTGATATTAAAAATGTAGCCAGAGACGAGTTTTTGAAAGGCAGGAAAAGTAAACTTTTTGAAAGATTTAAAGATTTAAAATCAAAAAAATATATTCCACCCGAAGTTAAATCTATTTAATCAAAATGATTTAGTTCTTCAGAGTAAAGCAATAAATCAATCAGGTGGGCCTTTTTATAATGCGATTGCAAAATTAAAACCTTTATACAAAGACCTAGGTAAATATGTTGATAAATATGAAGGCAAGGGAGCAGTAAAAAATAAAGAAGATATTGATGCTATATCTAAATTAAATTTAGATATTATGAAAATTGTTACAGAATCAAAAAGTGAGGTAGAAAATTTTTTAAAAGAAAATCCTGATTCTAAACTAACTATACCTAAAATGAAAACAGGTGGATTGCATGGAGCAATATTTGATTATGAAACTGGTCAGGTTGAGTTGTACGCACCTGATAAACAATTTCTTTTTGAGTCTGGTGCAGTAGGAGATGAACCACAAGACCAAAAATTAAAAATAGCAGAATCTTTTTTAGATGCAATAAATCAAGTGGTTGATGATAAATCAGATTTAAAAACACTTACTGATTATTTTGAGGGTCAAGCTTTACCTAGATTTCAAAAAGGTGGTGGCGTAGAAATTACTCCACTACCAAGATCTAACTTTGGTAATGGTGGTGCAGCAGGAGCTGATGTAGATTTTGCAACAGAGCTAGAATATTTTTTTACTAATCCAGATACTGAAATTCCAGAAATAACGACATACAAAGAAACGAGTAATCCAATAGAAATATTTAATGATATTATAGATCCTAGAAACTATCCATACTACGCAGATGTGTTAGTTAGATCAGGTCTTCGTATTGGCGAGTTTGGTGCAAAAATTCTTCCTGCAACAGGAAAACTAATAGCTGATGCAATGCAAAAAGGTGTATTTAAAGTTAGAGATAACCCAGACTCAAGATACGTACAAGACTATGATGAGATCTTACCATCTAATATCAGAGGCACAGGAATATTTTCTGAGTTTTTAAAAAACATAACACCAACGACATTAGAGAAAAAAGTTGGTCTTGATAAATTAATTAAAGCAGAAGAACAAAAACAAATTGAAAGAGGCTCTACAGCTGGTCCAAAAGTTTTTGCAGACACGCTTGGTCTTGGTGCCGAGGTCACTGCTCCGATATTCCCTGGTCTTAAATTATTAAACGCATTTGCAAAATCTAGAAATTTACCAAACGATAAGGTTACGCAAAAAATATTAGAAAAAGAAGTCGACAAAGTTTTAAGTGAGAGAGGCATGAACAGAAGAGAATTTTTACAGGCAACAGGTGCAGGTGCAACGGTTGTGATGGCTAAGATGCTTGGTCTTATGGACGTGGCACCAAAAGTTGCTAAGGTTGCAAGAGCAGCACCTATCATGGATAATACTGTTCAAGGTATGCCAGCGTGGTTTAAAGATGCAGTGTATGCCATCGAGAGAAAAGGTCTTTTAAAATCTAGAGGAGACATAAAAGGTATAGAACCAGATTTCTTTGAGATAACTCTTGATACAAAACTAGGTAAGAAAAAAGTATTGATGAGTAAAAACGATAGATCTGGTGAAATTACATTAGACTGGACGACAAGTTATTATGATATGGATATACCAGTGACCATAACTTATAGACCTGGTCAATCAGGAAAACAAAATTTCTTGTCTGATCCGGAGTTTCCACAATCGGTAGAAAAATATGATGTAGAGGTTGAGGCGCCAGAGTTCGAGTATAAAACAGTTGACACTAGCAGTATGGGACCTGAAGATACAAATTTTGACTCTGCTGTAAATCTAGATATCAAGGAAGAAGCTGATGCTGTGGTCGAGGCACTAGAAGATTTAGGATTAGGCTTAACTAAAAAAGAGAAAAAATCTGCAGCAGAAAATTTTAGATATTATAATGAGGTGGAGCTAGATGAAGGCTCAGGTCCTGATACAATGAATCCAATAGATGAAAATGATGCGTTCCCATTCTTAGATGAGGTTAAAAGAAATAAATGATTAAAAAATTAACTAGAACAGTGCCACCTAAAAGAGGGCCTAATCCACAAGGGTTGAATGTTCCCTTAAAACAGGTTAAGATAATAAACCCGGAGAATATAAATGGCAGATATAGACAAGTCGTTACCAAACGTAAAAACATCAATAGAGGTTGATCCTCAAGAAGAAATAGAAATCGAACAGGAGAAAGCTGTAGAGGCTCAAGATCCTGGGGTCGAGGTTACACCAAATGAAGATGGAAGCGTTGAAGTAAATTTTGATCCAAGCAAAGTAAATATTGAAGGTCAGCCAGGGCACTTTGATAATCTAGCAGAATTATTACCAGAAGATGTTTTAAAACCAATTGGTCTAGAACTAGTTGGTAACTACAAAGAATATAAGACATCAAGAAAAGATTGGGAGCAATCTTACATACAAGGTTTAGATCTTTTAGGATTTAAATACGAAAATAGAACAGAACCGTTTCAAGGAGCATCGGGTGCAACTCACCCTGTTCTTGCAGAAGCAGTAACACAGTTTCAAGCGGGAGCTTACAAAGAATTATTACCAGCAGAAGGACCAGTCAGAACACAGATAGTTGGTAAACCTGATCCAGCTAAAGAGGCACAGTCACAACGTGTAAAAGATTACATGAATTACGAATTGATGGAAAAGATGGAAGAGTATGAACCTGAGTTTGATCAGATGTTGTTTCATCTACCACTTGCTGGTTCTACATTTAAAAAAGTTTATTACGACGATTTGTTGGGAAGAGCGGTAAGTAAATT